AATCCATCATAAACTTTTGAAAAACTATCATTTAAAACACCATTTAACCAAAGTTGATTTGAAAAACTATCTGAAGGAGTTTTATTTCCAGCCCAAAGCCCTAAACTATTAGATATTGGAGTTCTTGCCGTAGCATTCAATGAATTTAATTCAAAGTATTTATTTGTTCCATTAAAGTTTGATGCTATCCATAATCTAAATGAATTATCAGTTCCCATTAAAACACCTTGTGAGGCTGTTCTAATATAGGTTGATATATGAACATTTGTAGCACTAAGTGTTGTTGAAGGGGTTAAAAATGTGTTTGCATAACCATTTGTTCCATTTGGAGTATACCCATTCACAGTCCAAGCACCACCTCCTGAAAACACCAATCTAAATGCAGCATCCAAATCGCGTGGGTCTTTAAGATTCCATTTATGCTGGGAAGCCGTAGAACCTACAAATGGATACAAAGCCTTCATTTTACTCCAAATAGAATATCCTTTCAAGTCAACTACTAATTGATTAATAGCACTTTGTTGTGTTGGGTCTGTTATTGCAGCCGCTGTTATAAATGCTTCAGCATCGGGGTCAACGGGTGGCGTTGTAATTCCTACAATATCCGTTAAACCCGCCCAACTATCAGCGTGTATGTCACCCCAACCAATAGCGTTGTTTGCACCTTGCCCCCAACCTATTGCGTTGTTTGCTGAACCATCACCCCAACCGTTACTATTTGCCATACTTATTTAACTTATTGATTCGTGTTTTGTCCTATATGCTAAATTTTCTTACTGCACGTGTATGATATCCATTAGTGTTTTTAGCAAGCGTGCCAGCTAAACCACCTTCCGTAAAACTAAAAACATTAGCCGATGTACTATTATATTCAGTGCTACTCCAATAAGAATTAGCTAATATTTCAGTAGCTCCACTAATTGAACCAAAAGAGGAATTTCCAGATAATGTTTTATTTACATTAAATCTACTTTGCCATAGTAAATTTAATTCATCAAAAGCAGGTAAATACCAATCTGATTTGCTATTGTTTGTTGAATCTAAACACAACTTAGCTGAACCAGCTGTAAATCCTGATTGTCCAACAATAGCATTTGAATTACTTAATCCATCCCAAGTACTTTGAGCTGTTGCGCCTATTGCTGTTCCAGTTATATTGCTCCATGTTTGACTTGTACTTAAATCAGTTGTGTCAACAACTAAATAATATTGAACACCATTATCAATATATCTATGAAAAACAACTCCACCCTCAGAAGATACATATTGTCCTATTTCATAAGTATAACCAGTTCTTGCAGTCCAGCTTAATGTACCACTTCCATTTGTTTGTAATACTTGTCCACTTGTTCCATCTGCTGTTGGCAACGTATAAGTAGTGTTGCCAGTTAAATTATTAGCAGCTCTTAAGCCTACATAATTAGTGCCGTTATCTGACAATTCCATAAACCTTAAAGGAGCTGCATTTGAACCACTTGAATCGCCAATTAAAACAGCACCAGTTCCGTTAGGTCTTATTTGAATATTTCCATTTGAAGCACTCGTAATTTGAAATCCATTTACATCTAAGTTACCACCTAATTGTGGTGAAGTATCTAAGCTAACTTCGTTAATTTCAGCTCCAGTTACATACTTAGTATCGTAAGTAGTGCCGTTATAATCTGCTATTGGAATCCTATCTGTACTTTCAACCTTTGCCGCTTTCGCTGTTAGTTGACTTATCTTTACGTCCGCCATTTATTTTGTTTAAATAAATTTGTAATTTTTTAATGTTTTCAGCCTTAGGCTTGTATTTCTTTAAATGAACCATCCAAAATAATTGTTTTGTGTGTCCGGGTACATATCCCCATTTGAATTTAAGTTATATTCAGGAAATAAGTCTTGGTTAAAACTCATGTAATCAATAAACCTTTCCGTGTAATGCTGTGCTATTGAACGCTCTTTTTCTATTAAGAAATCAATTTCGTCTTTTTCTACGTTTGTAGCGTTCTCCGAATTGTGTTTAAATACGCCTTTATTAGCGATTGTATAAGCCGCAAAGGGTAAATACTCAACCATTGCCCAATGTATCAGCATAGGCTTTATATAAGTCGTTACAAGCGTTAAATAATTACCACCTAAATCATCGTTTACAATATCATCTTTTATTTTGTCTAATAACTTAGTGCCTAAGTATGTTTGAATGTGAATATCTTGAGCGACCTTAATCCATTGAATAAAGTTATCCGTGTCTACGTTGCCATTCATGGCTGTAAACTTCACGATGTCATCTCTTGTTATAAGTAATGCTTCTGCCATCTTATTTTCTATAATATCCTCTGTCCTCTCGGTCAATCATTCTTTGACTTACCAAACTTGGATTTTTAACTACATAACCTAATTTCTCTGCTTTACGCCCAGCAATTTGTTTAGCTGTGTTTACATCAATAGCTTGACCCTCAAACGTTGCATAAACTCTTTTATTCCAGCGATGATAACAATTAGGACCACCTTTATACAACCATACTGAATATGTCGAAGCTCCATCAATTCCAAAACCAGCATTAACTGGCTGACTTCCCATTTTTATAATGTCCTCTTTTCGATAAAGTTTATTTGCCCTCATCATGGATTTGCAAAATTCACGTCCATTTTCTTTTCTTTCTCCAGTGTAAACATACCGAGTTAAAAATTTAACGCCATCAATAACCGCATCTTGTCCACTTCGCAAATTAGGTCTCGGATCTCCAGTTGAAACTAAATTAACAACCTTAGATAATAAACTTTGTTTAGGCTCTTTGCTTAATATCTCGTTGTCTTTGTCATCTGTATCGTAGTCAACTTCGTGTTCATCTATTAATATCCAGTCAGGATTTTCATCCTCACCTAAATCAATTAACGCTTGAGCAATTTTATCACTTTGTGAACTTAATTCAGTTCCTGTTTCTTCAGCTACCTGCTCTTCTGTTTGGGCGTTTTCTAAGTCCATAAACTCCAAAGGCTGTAAAGTCTTAAAGAATAACTTTAACGAAATTCCATTGTAAGCCAATATCCTATCAAAAGCTTCAAGTAATTCATCTTGCATAGGTTTAATAACCATGTTGTCAAACAAAATACTTGAATTTTTAAGTTCATCAGCATTCGAACTAAAACCCGTTGACGTTGCAATACCAAATAAAAGCGGACTTGTTACGTTATGACCTAACATAATCTTACGTAAACACTCCTCACTTAAATACGAATAGTGTTCAGGTGCGTCGTTTAATGGAATATCATCTACGGTTGTTTTGCTTGTTTCACTTGCATTAAATGCTACAATAGTTCGTAGTCCTTTAGAACCCGTTAATTGTGCGTTTACTTTGTTTGTAATGATACTTTGTTGCTCTTCAGTAGGAATACCATTGTTGAAGTTTATAACCTTTGTACCGCTGAATCCATGTTGAACTTCATTTATTAAATAGTCTGCTATTTCTTCCTCAAGTTTAGCATAAGGAACCGCACCTTGATAATCAGGGTATGCGTAATACTTCATTCCAACCGTGTAAGGCTTTACGTAAAGTATTTCTATTTGTTCGTTTGAATATCCGTAAGCAGGTATTCTTTTAGGTGCGTACTTTTTAACATCTTGCCAATTATCTGAATAGTAATAACCTTCCACTTCGCCGTCTTTATTACACTTTTCAGCACGTAATAAATTAACAGGCATATGGTAAGCCTTTAAAATTCTTTTACGGTCTTTTGAATAATGAACTTGAATAGAGCACTGCCCTAACATCTTTCTATCGACTACTAACTTACGAACGCAATCAGGATGTAATAAAGCCATCATTTGAGCGTACTCATTTGGCTTTTTACTTGCATCTAACGCACTTAAACCACGTCCATAAACCAATCTACTTATATTGTTTATTATTGCGTTATTTGTCGTAGAATACGTGTATCTGTCAATTAAGTATTGAAAGTAATTATTGTCCTCCCCGAACTCAACCCAATTATCTCTTTTTGATTCTTGAATTACTGGCGTTTGGTATGAACTTAAATTAATAATATGTATGTTATCACTCATAAACTATAAAAGTATTTGCAGTTGTATTTGAAGTATATTGCCCGTTGTTAACCGAGAAAGTAACTATCGGTTGATCGGTGCAAAATATCCTATCACGGTAAACGATGTTTGTTCCGTCTTTTAGTACTAAATTGTAAAAATGATTTTCAACTAATTCAACCTCAACCTCCATTGTAGAATAATAATCTCCTGCCGTAAATTCCCACTCTTCAACAACCGTTGTTTCATTGGTTTGGTCGTCCGTTATTTCAACAGTATCGAAGTCTCCATTTCGCGGAATTAAAGCGAATGTTTGCGCATTTGTTGAAGTAGTTAAAACTATCATACTTTATTAACTTAAAACACTTCAAATTGTTTCTTAAATAAAAAACCCCACCTAAAAAGGCAGGGTCTTAAACCTATTTATGGAAAGGCAATCTTAATTACTTACAATTAAAGCATCATTAACCCCATCAGTAAAGATTTCAGATAATTCAGTTTCGTTTGTGCAATCCAAGAAATTAGCAGGTATTCTTTCCATTCCTGTGAATGTTAAGTTATATCCGTTGAAGTCACCCATTGCAGTTCCTGAAGATACAGTTCCAGCAGTAACGTCACAGCCTTGGTCTAAACCAGCCATAAAATATTGGTGGTCTCTTGTTTCAACAACGATTCTTGGTCGTCCGTAAGCCAACAATTTAACATTCTTATGTGTAGCAATGTCCTGTTTTTTTAATTGTACAGTCAAAACCTGCTCAAAAAACGTTGTTCCGTTGTCTCTTGACGTTTGAATAGTTTGTTCAAAACCATTTGCGCCTTTTAATTCGTACTTGTAAAGAGATACACGGGCATCTGCTGGCCATGAATCAATTACATCTGAATTTGCCCCAGTATCTTTATAAACAACGTCCTCTAAATTTAAAGCACCGTAGTTAATAAAGTAAATATTTAGAAGTCCTGAAATTGCATCCTTGCACGCTTCTAATCTTCCGTTTGCTATATCGCAGCTCATTTTATTATTTTTTTAATGTTAAACAAAAAAGGGTGGCGTATATTTCACCACCCTCGCTTATAGTTTAGTTTGATTAGTTAGCTGAATTTACGATTCCGTAAGTAACCAAGTCGGAAGCAAAACCGTATTTAGCGTCAGCAGTAAATCGCATAACTACTCGTACGTTTTGAGAACCGTCGATGTCACCCATATCAATAACCTTAACTTCGTTCATATCATTCATCAAACCAGTTGCAAAATACAAGTTTGAAGTTTGAGAAAGAAGTGCAGTGTTTGAAGCAAGTCCGTTAGCTAAGAATATTTTAACACCGTCAAAATACAAGTCATTCAATACTTGGTTTGTTCCTTTGTTATCGTAACCGTTAGCACCTACACCAGCAGCAGCAAAACCACCCAACGCACGAACGTAAGCTCTATAAATGTTGTTAGAAACATAAAGAACTAAATCCTCTTTTCCGTACAATGCAGCAGGTAAAGCGTCAACGATAGAACCTAATTGTGCAATAACGTTTGTAGCATCAACAGTAGTACCAGCAATTTCTTGTGCAGCTGGTAAAGCAGCGTCAGTAGTTAACTGTGTCATGATACCAGCAAATTGTCCAGCTGTTGCGTTAACACCTCTCCAAATTGAAGTCTCCATTCCAGCAGCAACTTTCTCAGCAGCGTGTGCAATTAAGA